AGAATTGTCTCTGTAAGGGTCATAAGCACAAGCTCATTTACCTTGCAGTCCGATGGCAGTGGCGATGGGGCACGATGGATTGCGGTGGGGTGGTAAATGACTGAAACCATTGTTGCCTCTAATAGCATCGTCACTCAGACGGCAGATTTGCCAGATACCGCCTTATATACGCCTTCCGCAGATGGACTATTTTTCATCAGAGCCTATATCGAAAATCATGGTGGATGGATTGCAACTACGTTGAGCTATACGGATGATTTTGGCCCCCAATCTATATCGCACAATGGTTTGTGGTCAGCCGCATTGCTTATCCGAGCACGTCAGACAATGGATATTTCTATTTCGGCGAAGGTAACATCTGGAATGCCAACCTACAGCATTTACACCGTAATCAGCCAAATTTCCTAGGAGAAAAGTGAAAAAACTCATCCTGCTTTTATTGCTTTCTCCGCTTGCGGCTGCCCAAATACCAGCGCGGTATGACCTTCCTACGGTCACAACGACTTCTAACCCTGTCCCGCCCGGCTCACTCCCAAATGTGCTTGCCGTCACCAATGCAAATGTATCGGTCTGCGGCTTCCCTGCCGCCATCACCGCAGGCGTTTGCACCAATAAGATCATCACCTATACCGACTCCTCTCTGAGCACTCCTTGCCCATCTACAGCGCCATTGACGGCACCTGGAAGCACTGCATGTATCTCGACGACTGGATTGCAGGGGACATTTGGATTTTGGTATAACGCCGCCACTCAGACGCACATAACTTACACTGTTAAGGCCTCATGGGGAACCTTTGGACCTTATGACATCCTCCAATCCGGCACAGGGGGAAATTCTGCTCCCAAGGTAGTCTATGCGGCAACGGAAACTGGCGCGGATGCCGGACAGAAGATTGCCAATGCCATCACCGCCGCTGGGGCTGGTGGTTTAGTCGTCACGCGCGGCCTGAATGGGAACATCGTTTCGCAGATTATCCTTCCGGCCACGACTGCCCTTGATTGCTCCGGGTCCACCTTTACGATGACTGGGCAAGATCAGGGCCAGACAGCAGGCGTTATTGATATCCAAGGCGATAACAGCTCGATTTTTGGGGGAACGCAAGGCGATGTTTGCAGCTTCAAGCGTGGCGATGGAACGAATATCCAAACTCTCATCTATGTACGCCAGCCCTCGAAATATATCTCGCTGCATGACCTTTATTTCGATGGAAACCGAACACATCAGACCTGCCCCGAGCTTACCTGCTTCTATGCCGAAGTAAAAAGCGATCCTACCGGAGCATCCACAGGCGATATCCGCATGTGGAATGTGGTATTTGAGCATGGGATGAGCCGTCCTTTTGACTTTCGCTCAGTCAATAATCTTTGGGTCCATAACTTCAAGGTAGAAGACTGCGATACAGTAAACCCTAACTATGGATGCGAAGCGGGATCGATTGATGAAGGTGGTGTTTTTGCGCCCGGCATAGGAGGAAACTCTATTGCCAATGGCGGCACAGGATATCCGACCAATGGTACTGCTGTATTAACTTATTCTGCACCCCATGCAGGCGGCATACAGGCCACAGGAACACCTATTATCGCGAATGGCGTGCCGAACAATTTGACCCTGCTGACCACAGCGCACGATTTCAATGGACCGCCGTGGATCAAGATTACCGACGCTACTGGAAAGAACACAACTGCATCAGCAACCATTTCGGGTCAGGGTACTTCGGTTACGACTCAGAATGGCGGTTCATTTACAGGCTCTCCTGCTGGGACTTTGACTTGGAATAATCAGCCCGGCACAGGCGCAACACTTATTGGGGTTTATAGCGGTGGCGGACTTACTTCATGCTCATTTACTGGTGGTACAGGATACATCTCTGGTTATGTGACAGGCACGCCAACTTCGGCAACGGGTACAGGGGCTTTCGTTGTGCTCACGGTCGGCCCTGGTGGTGTAGGGGCCGGATGCAGTGTGAGGAATGCTGGCGAGAACTATGCCAATACCGACACGCTTGTTCTGACACAGTTAGGCGGCACAGGAGCTACTTGCCCAGCGCAGTTTGCCGCTGGCGCGCTTACCGGATGCCAGACGGGAACTCTTGTAGGCGGCGATGGCTATTTCGCATCGCAGACTACCTATCAGCTTAATCTGACTTCCGGCACGCAGGTAACTGCCCCGCAGTTGACCCTGGTTGTAACTTTCTATGTCCAGAAGATTCAATTCACGAATGTGACGTCTAGCTATACCGCGCCAACTTGCACAATGGGCGGTGGCGGCTCGATTACCATTCCGCCTGCTACCTGTTCGGTTGGAATTGGAAACGGCGTGTGGATTGGCACCACGATGACGAACAAGGGCACTGGATATTACGTGGCTGGCGATCCTGCTCCTACTGTCGCGCTGAGCGGAACAGGTGGTTCAGGGGCAAGCGGCGTACCGCAACAACAGGTAATCCTCAATCCGACTACGAATGTCTTTGTCTCAGATGGCCTGATTTCCGATTACTCTGACTCATTTGCGACGGGTAGATGCGTGAACTGCCACTTGTCGCGCATGACATTGCTAGGACGTCCATACTGGGGTAAGACACCGCGTGCTACGGCAGGCGGCATCGATATGGCCGACTGCATAAGCTGCGATGCGGACCAGATCGTTATCAAGGGCGCAAATGGCCCCCAGTTCGGCTTCATCGGCTTCGACATTGTAGGCGTTACTACGGTTATGCCGCAGCACAACCAACTGAGCAACTTCGAGTTCGATCCTACGGCAGTAGCTCCCGGAGTGACGCCGCAGGATATCTCTGGCTTCGATCAGCTATTAGAAGTAGGCGCAAGCAGCCAGCCAGCTACCTGTAAGGATGTCAGCGTAAGCCATGGCCATATGGTCGGCGTGCGCATGCTTATCAGCAACTGCGATCATGTCACTGTGGACAACGTGCAATTCACAAACATCAACCCGATTCAGGGCATACATTCTGCCATCGATTTGCATCCATTCTCATTCATCCCGCAAGTTCTGCAGTCGATAGACATCCACAACAACAAATTCTCGACGACCGATGCCAGCATCACTTCGGCGGTGCTCTACGAATCGGCCTTGACCGGGAATTTCCCCTTCACACAGCAAGGAAATATCTACGAGAATGGCATTACTGACTATCTCGATCCGGGCGGGATCATGGGGGCCTCAGTCGATTACCAGAACATGACCATCAAACAGTCCACTGGCTATGCTGCGATTCCCAAATACCGTATCCGCTGCGCCAGTGGCACGCAGGGAACTCCGGGCAGGCTTACTAACGGCTCGCTCTGCGGCCCGATCTCCTTTGAAGTCTACGATGCAGCCGGGCAAGGATTCACGAACGCCGATGGCTTCATCACTGGCGTAGATATCGTGGCTCAGCAAATATCAACTCCCTCTGGGGGCCAAGTATCTGTCGCTGGGAATCTACGCGCGCAGAATGCAGCTGGCGGTGGCGGCATGGTGAGTGAGCTGACCTGGGAGCCTAATGCCGTGATCTCGAATGTCCCGCATTATTTCCTGGCCGGAATTACTTTGGGTACTTCCGGTCCAAGCTGGACATTTGGAGCTTCTGCGCCAACTCCGCCATGCGTGAGCGGGTCGCTTTATTCGAATACTGGCGGTGCTCCTAATACGCTTTATGTTTGTCAATCTTCTGCCTGGGTAGGTAAATGAAAAAAATCATCTATTTTCTTGCTTTCATCGTCGGCTTGCTGAATTGCCATGCGCAAGTTTATTATCCGCCCCAGATAATTACTTCTCCATCGGCTCCCAGCGGCGCGTGCTCTGCTAACCTGCCCATTCGATTAGTGACTCCATCCGGCACGCTATATAGCTGCCAGAGCGGTACGTGGGGCCAGATTGCAGGCGGTGGTGGTGGAAGTGGCACTGTAACGAGCGTAGTCGATGGGTCCGGCCTGTTCAGCGTCGCCAATCCCACAACGGTTCCGACATTTACCTACAATTCCGTGCCCGCAAACACTATATTGGCTGGCCCAACTTCCGGCGGAAATGCAGCGCCATTCTTCCGCGTGCTTGGGGCATCCGATCTCCCTTCCACTACCTTGTCAGCGGCAGGCACGCCTACAGTTGGCGCGGTAACGAAATGGGTGACAAGCAACACGATCGGCAATAGCAATCTGAATGAAACTACTGGTACTTCTGTGCTTGCTGGAAGCGGCACAGGTGGGATTGCCAATGCCACTACTCCGCAGATGAATTCGGCTCTTAACCTCTCACAGGGTTATAACTACGGGATTCTTTACGGATTCGGCGACAGCACCATAGCCTGTCCCAATGGCTCGGGTCCTTCTACCCCTGCTAACTGCGAATTCTCCCTCTTGGCTGCTGACAGCTTAGGGCAGGCAATCGACTATGGCGTGTCGGGCTTTTACATGTCCAACGTGGGAGACAATCTCTATACCTACTTCGTTCCCGGCGCGGCATCTCCAAATCGTATTCCAAAGATAGTGATGAAAGGCGGCATCAACGATGCCAATTTTGTTGGCAATACGACTGGAGGGATCAACAACTACACCAATGCGCTGAACGCCATACTTTACTATGTTGGCTTACCTCCGGCGAGCCGCATACAGGCTAGCGCATGCACGGCTGCCGGATCATGGGTTAATCCCACTATCGGCCCGGCAATGAATGCGGCTGCATTGAATTATGCGACTCTGCAAAACACCACTAATGGAAGCACACTAACATGCACGATTGCGACGACTACGGCGCAGACCAAAATCGGTATTGTTTACGTGGCTGGCAATACCAGCGCTGGTACGTTTACGGCAACCGTAGACGGAACGCCGGTGAATGATGTCTGCAATGCCAGCACAACATTCAACAATTTTGGATGTAACGGACAAACTCTTCCCGACTCGCGTGGCGAAGTGATGAGACAGGAATATACCGTGAGCCCCGCCACTTCGCACGTGGTTGTGTTCACGGTAAGCTCTACAACTGCCGCAGGGAACATTGTAGCGATCAAGGGTATCGATGCCCCGCCTTCGGCTGTCTTTGTGAATCCACCATCCTACGTCATCATGGAAGGCGTGCTGCGGCAATTTGCCGATGCGCTTTCAGCTGCCACTGCGGCATATAACACTGCTGCTGTAAATATGGTGAACACGGCGATCGCAGATCACCTAAACGTGATCTTTGCCGATATGCGCACTGGGACTCCTGGGGTCAACACGTCAACCGACATGGCCAACGGAGCGGCAAATTCCGGATGCCCCGGAGGAAATCAGCCACTGCATCCGAACGATTGCGGATATTGGCACGAAGTTCAGACTGTAGAAAACTCGGCGTCAACCGCCGGATGGAACATTTTCTATCCAAATCTTGCAGGAAAGGGCGCGAGTTCCGCGCAATATCAGAATCTTCAGCCCTCGGGACCGATCATCAATAGTCCTATGGTGGCCAACCCCGTGGCATCGGGATTCGCAAACTGGTGGCAGATTTATGGGGTGGGAATCGGCAATCCAGCGGCTACAAGCATCGTTCCCGGCATTCTCTTCAACAATAACGGGAGTAACAGCTTTCAAGGGGCGGCGGCGGCATATGACAATGATCATGCCGTCATAGTGGACGCCTTAGTAACATCCGGAGCGGCGGCAGTTCTTAACTGCCCCACGTTCACCAACTACACATCCTGCCATGCTTCGGCTTACTGGGATGTGAGCGGCAATCAGATAACGCGAGGCGCTGAGACTGCCACAGCATTTACTTCGAACATCGCCACAGGCACAGCGCCGTTGGCAGTAACCTCGACCACTCCGGTAGCGAATCTCACAGTTTCGAATCATCCCACTTCTGTATATTGTGGAATTACAGGCACATGCTCGAATACGGTGCGCACTGGAGCCAAGATCGTTACTGGAGTATCCGCTGCGCTTCCGGGAGTTGCCAGTCCTACTTACAATCAAACCACTGTTACTCTTTCGGCAGCTTCGGCGTTTTCCGACACTACATATGAGTGTCAATTTGCGTCGCACAATAACACTCCGAACGGAACGACGAATGCTACATCGCTTTATCTGAATAAAGTGACGGGAAGTCAGTTTATCATTATTGCGTTACCACTCATTGCAACTGACCCGATAGGTTTTACTTGTACAGGAAATTGATTGATTCACTTGCTCTACTATCTCCAGGCGTTCTCAAATTGAGGGAGAGAGGAAACCAAATCGATGACAGAACCTGAGACCCCAGTCGTCCGATTAGAAAGAAGAGTAGACAATATGGAGCGCACGCTTTTTGGGGAGTTTGGCCAGGGCGGCATCATCCGCAAGTTCGACGAATACTTCACGTGGTCAAAGACTCGCGATGAAGAGAAGAAGATATACGAGGCCCGGATCGAACATCAGCAGCAGCAAGTCCTCACTGAAGTGAGGGAGATGCGGGAACGGAAAATACTTTGGATGGCCGTGATCACTGTTATTTGCACAGTCGTCCTTACCATCCTGGGAGTCATCACTTACGAAAACACTTCTCACCACACGTTGCTAGAACATATAATGAGTCAGTCCCAGCTCGAACGCGCTGCGCAACAATTTGATGCAACCGTAAAATAAAGGAGAAATATGAGCGACCCAGGACCTCCGCACCCACAGCCCCCGCAACCACCGCCCCAGACACCAGCCAACCGCTTAGTTGTCGTCCCTCTCGCAGTTGAGCTGCGTGAAGCGGCGGCCAGTCTCATGGCCATTGCGCACCGTTTGGAAGACGAAGCGAACGCCTAATGGACCGCGATGCCATCACTGCCCTGATCGAACACCATGAAGGCCGTCGCCATACGGCCTATGTGGATACGACAGGACATCTGACGGTAGGGGTTGGATTCAATCTCGATTCTGCTCTTGCCGCTTCTTCGGTAGCCCTTGCTGGACTTGACTACAATGCTGTGCGCAATGGCGAATACCTCGCTGATATAGAGATCGACCGCCTGCTAGACGACACGGTAAACGCTGCAATCTTCGCCTCAAAAGGGCTAGTCAAGAACTTCGATATCCTGCCCGATAGAGTGCAGGCTGTAGTGGTTGACTTATGCTTTAATCTCGGATCGCCTAAGTTTTCACAATTTGTTAAGTTCCGCGCCGCACTTGAGGCCAAAGACTACAATCAAGCTGCCGCAGAGTTGGAGAACAGCAGATGGTGCGGTCAGGTGAAAACTCGCTGTGCTGACAATGTAGAAATCTTAAGGAGCCAAATATGAACGAAATCATCAATCGTATCGGAGCCAACTGGAAGACCACGGTTGGCGGCATACTGAGCGTGGCCGGAGTTATTCTGGCCGCGCTTAATCAGGGCAGCGCAAATGAGAAGTGGATTCTCACCGCAACAGCCATCGTCTCTGGACTTACTGGACTGCTGGCCAAGGATACCGCGAAATGAGGTCACTACATCGATTTACCTCGATCTCACTCATTGCGATATGCCTTTTCGTGGCCGCATGTACCTCCTGGGAGAGGTCGGCGTTCCAAACCCTCTCTGCATCGAAGGCCGTAATCGATACCGCTCAAGCCGATTATGAATCCGGCACAATCCCAAAGACGCCGCAGTCCTATGCTGCAATTAACGCGGCCAAACAGCTTCAGACTGATGCGGTCAATGCCATGATCGTCTATGAGAATTACAAGGCGCAGAAGGCCTCCAGCGGCGATCTTACGGCGCAACAGCAGGTTGTATCGGCAATTCTCGTCAAATTACCGCAACTCATCGCGCAGATCAAGGCGCTTTATGCTGCCAAAGGAGGCACCCAGTGAGTCTAGATACCGCTTCAAGCATCGTCACAGAGATTCAGGGCATTGCAGATACCATTCTCGCCACAATCGGAGCTGTTGCGCCTGGCGTGGCACTAGAAACGACCGCTGCGGCTGGACTGGTGGACTTATTCTCCACATTGGCAACGAAAGCTCTGGCAGCCTATTCCGAGGCTTCCGGCATGCCCATCAATACCAGCACCGTAGCTGACCTTCTCCCGAATCAAACGCCATTGACTTCCCCGGACCCTATTACCTAGAAAGGAATATCGCGGTACTGCCAGAGCAGATTACTCCGTATCCAACAGGGTATGGAGTTTTTCTTTGCTGTGCATCTTTCTGTTTCCAACAAGCGTCTACTCCAGTGGAGTCCGCATGTTTGACAATCACAAATCTATCGAACTCTTGGAGAAAATACTCCATACTCTGCGCAAGATCGAACATGATCTCAGCCACAGCCACAGCCACACTCAATTCATAGCTATCAAGTTTGGAGATAATATGGCATCTACACCAGTAACCGAAGCAATCGGACAGTCCACTATCGCGACCACCGTGCCTCTTGAGGCCGATGGCGTAACCGTTACTCCTGGCGCGGCAGTATCCGCCCAGGTTTACACGATCAGTGATCCAACCATCGCCAGCCAGACAGCCAATGCCGATGGCACAGCGACCTACAAAGCGCTTGCCGCCGGAACTGCAACTGTCACCGTAGCTGCAACTGTCACCGATTCCGATGGAACGGTATCCAGCTTTACGGCCGCGAACACTCTAACCGTGACCCCTGCTACAAATCGATCCGCAGGACTTCAAATATCATTCTCAACACCTGCATAAACCAAAAAGAAGGGCCGCCTGATAAGCGGCCCTTAGCCATTGGATTGGAGTAAACCTCATGAAACATACTCTAAATGAACTATATCACAGCTTCTTTCCCCAGCCATCCATCTTGCGCAGCAATTCGTCCATGTCCTCTTCGTGCGTAGGGATATGGTACTTGTCCAGCTTCTCGCCTATGTGGAGCGCTTCAAGTTCCAGCTTAGCCTTTACCGCATCCGTCCCGGTAGCCTTGCTTGTGCCGAGGAATAGATAAACATTGTTGACTGCATGCGCGAGCGAGTACAGGTTCTCCCATTCGGCGTTGTTTAGTTGAGCATGGTCGAGGACGTTGACAATAGCTTCATGGGCTTCGTAGTAGTCGGCGCGTGCAAATCCAATCGGTCCGGCCTCCGGGCCTGCAAGGACATGATTGTTCATGCCCGGCGCAGGTAGCTGCATCAATGCCCATCCCCTTGGGACAGGGTCAGGATGAGCGGCTTGCTGCCCCCACGCCGTGCCCGCCAGCAGCAACGCGATGATGATTGGTTTCATGGTTGATCCTCTCTAAATGCCTGAAACTGAGTTTTACCTTTGCGGATTCGGAAGTTCAATCGATGTACGAGGCCGCAATCGCAGCATTCCATGCGATAACCTTTGCGCACAGGCTGTATCCATTCTCCTGGCTTAACCTTGTTAGTCTTGCAATCTCCACAATCGCATGATTCCATAGGCTTAGTGGTCCATCGGCATCGGGCAATCATCACATCCACTTGGCCATAATAGGCAGACATCCCAGTCTCTGAATTGGCGAGTGCGCGGATATCTTCTGCTATGCGAATTCGGTCTTCCACATCGTTAGCTTTTTCGATGTAGCACGCAGCATCCTCAAGCCCAGCTTTGCGGCCATCTGCATGAGCCTGCCGCGCTTCATTAGTTAGCTCTCGGATTTGAATAGCATGATTGCTGGCAAGAGTAGAAAGATTGGTATCGTAGGTAGTCTTGCAAGAATTCAATCTCCCTATCTCCACATTTTGCTCTTTCAACTGTTGCTCAAGCTCGGAAGCATGCACTTCAGCATTGTCACGTTCTACTGATATGTTGGATAAGAAATCTTTTGCAGTCTCTAGTTCCGCTTCAAGCTCTCGCACTCGCGCTTTATCGGCCGCCAAAAAATCTTTTGCACGGCACAATGCCGATATAACGGTGTCAGATTCGAGATGATTTATACGTGCCCAACCCATCACCATATTTATCCAGCCGGTAGCGGGATCATCTGCATCGCAATCACATGGCCCCGGTTCTTCTGCGGGAGCTATGCTAGTAGAACAATCGGAAGTATGAAATTCCTTACCGCTCTCCTGCTTAAAGCGGTCTGCTTTTTCTTCGCGTGTTTCCTTATGCTTTCTCATGACTCTCCTCTTTCTCCTCTCGCGCCAGAATTGCATCTATCTTGCCCAATTATCCAAATGCTCTATTCTTTGCCCACGCTATAAACTCTTCGGGAGTATTTAAACCATCTTCCCATTTGCGCCATTTAGCCTCAAATATCCTTTCAAGGGTGATCCTGCAATCACATAGCCCCCGCTCAAGCTCTAGAACGCGTTCGCGCTGGGCGACGGCATATATAATTACTGGAGTCTTCAGTAGCACCTCAATCTGATATTTTTGCAAATCCAAAGTCTCAGCTACATCCAGAATTGCTTGATTCCGAAATTCACTCATAGAACCTCCGTCTTGGCTAGGGCCTCACAGCGCCTGCATGAAACTATTTCACGTTCTCTCTTCCCGGATACAGGCCTATACAAGCAATTACACGGAGATTGCAATAGCGCATCTCGCAATTCTTCTACTTGGAGAGCCAACAACCAGGACTCTGTACAATCCTCGCGCCGTTCCGCTCTCTGCTCTAAGCTAAGTTCGTTAGTCATCGGATGGTTCCTTTGGCGGGTCTGGCATCAACATCCAATAATCAACTGGCACCCAGTTCTTAAAGAAATCGTGGAAATCACGACCTCCGATATAGCGAGCGATAAATGGATACTCAACCTGACTATTGAAGACGATGCACATTTGCTTATCTTCGGGTAGACCTTCGACGACGCTGATCCACTTATCGCTCACTATCAAGCTCCTTCCCGGCCTGTTCAAGCGCCTCATCTACATCAGCATGCTCACCCGTATTGCCATTGACGAATGAAACCACATTTCCCAGCGCCCTCATCGCCACCTTTTCGCGGTGCTCGGCTGCCTGAACTCTATCTGCAACTTCATCCGGCCAGTCGCAGGTATGGACCATTCCCAATCTTTCTGCGGCCCTTCGCTCGCGTTCATCCTGAGCAAACATGGCTCCCCGCAACTCTCTCACTTCCTGAATGAGACGCCCTATCTTCAATGGAGACAATGGGTATCGGGATTCTTCATTGATTATTTCGCACTCTTGCAGTTCTTCCTCGCTAATGCTCATTGTTCAATCCCTTCAACCAACGGAATAGGATGTACAGCCTTTTGCTCCATCTCGATGCAGTCGACCACGCGATCCGGCTCTGGCGATACCGTGCATTCATATCCAGTGGTGCGTAGAATATCCCGGTAAGCCGTGGCTATGCGGAGTTGGCGCTGGCATTCTTTGTATTCGCTATGCACGACCCAGAGAATAACTGCAACAATAAGGAAAACGGGAATAGCAAACTTCCAAGTTACTGTCTGTCCATTCCGCTTCCGCAACTGCTCGAATGCTCTACTCATACTCGCCACGCCAGCTTTCATCTTCCGGTTCATCGCTCGGAATCGAACAACGCCATGCCCAATCAGGATCAGTATCTAATTCATCCTGCTGCCTACGTTTTGCTACTTCAGCCAAAAGTCTTTCATCTTGTGTCATGAATTTTTCCATGAAAATCTATATTTAGATGCCGTAGCACCTGCCTCGATTAAGTCAAATCGGCAGTTTTGCGTGATCAATTCAGCATTACGATCGAATGGCTTAACCTTGAAAATGATGTACTCGTTGACGCTGCGCATGAACTCGTAAGCTTCCTGAATCGTTTCCGGCATCTCCCTACCTCACCCAACTCAAAACCGCAAAGACTCCCCACGTCCACACCGCTCCCGTGCCGATGAGAATGCTCACCCACACGATCAGACGCGCCCAGGGAAACGGTCTGCGTTGTACAATCTGTGCCGCATAGACGTCCGCATATCCCGGACGCTCATTGAAGACGCTGCCTGCCGGATATGTTCTGCCGACATGCGCTACTGCGGCTTCGGGAAAGTGCCTGTCATAGACTCTGTTTGCGATATTGATCACATGCGTTGTCATCGGATTTCCTCACTTGCAGCACAATCATGGCATGTCGCAAAAAGTATGTCAATGGTCTGTTGACATTTATTTTCACATGTGCGATATTCCTTGCATGAAGAAACGAATTGCAGCGAAACCGCTCCGTGCGGGCATCTTTCTGACGCCTTCCGACAGGGCTTTGATATTGGCGTTGAGGGCTGGGTTCTACAAACGGTTTGGCGATCTTAGCCTTAGCCAGTTAGTGCGCATGGGGCTGAACGCTCTTGCGGAAAGAGAGCTTGAGCGATGAAAGAGAGTGACATCCAAAAGCAGATCATGGAAACCCTAGAGCAATGCGGTATTTTCTACATCCGCCTCAATTCCGGGGAAGTTCGCGTTCACGGCGGCTATTTGAGGCTTTGCCCTCCAGGTACGGGAGATATAATTGTTTTCCCTCCTATGTCTACGCCTGTGTGGTTAGAAATAAAAGAACTCAAAGGAGAGCAGCGTAAAACACAGATCGCATTTCAAGCAAAGACTGCGGACTATGGGCACGACTACTATATCGTGCGGTCCTTGGATGATATCAAGCCTTTCATTAACGAATGGAGATAGTCATGAGCAATACGGCACTAGCAAAAGCAAATGAATTAGAGCATTCCATAACGCCGATGCAGTTAATTCAATCGGCAATCATGCAGGGCGCTGGAATAGATACGATTGAACGGCTGGCAAAGCTACAGCGCGAGCTGGTAGAGTATGATGCCAAAGTTGCATGGAATGAATCGATGCAGCGCTGCCAGAAAGCTATGAAGCGTATCGGCGTAGATGCAGTCAATCCACAGACAAAGAGCAAGTATGCGAGCTATGGAAAGCTTGATGCGGCGCTCAGGCCGATCTATGGCGAAGAAGGATTCTCGCTATCATTCAACACTGTTGATTCTCCTCAGCCCGATTGCGTGCGGGTACTCTGCGAAGTAGCCAAGAGCGGCTACAGTAAGACCTATCAGATCGATATGCCTGCGGATGGGAAGGGCGCTAAAGGCGGCGATGTGATGACAAAAACGCATGCTACCGGGGCGGCCATGAGTTATGGCATGCGGTATCTGCTCAAGCTGATCTTCAATGTGGCCGTTGGCGAAACGGACGATGACGGCAATCTGGGATCGTTGGGAGACGAGCAGTTCATCGGCTATCGCGACGCAATCGATAATTCTCATAATCTTCAAGAACTTCAGCAGATTTTTTCAGTTGCCTATAAAGCAGCCCAAACAGCTAAAGATCAAAGCGCGATGAAGCAATTTATAGCTGTCAAGGACAAGCGGAAAATGGAGCTGCAATGAAGACTTTGAATGCTCCCCAGGGTTCTGCAGATTGGTTGCGTGCGCGGTGTGGCAGCATCGGCTCGTCCAGGATCAAGGATGCAGTCGACGTGCTCAAGAAGGGCGGCGAGTCTGCCAAACGGCGCAACTACCGGATGGAGATCATCGCAGAGCGGCTGACAGGTAAATCGACGGACCACTATGTCAGCGAGGCAATGGAATGGGGCAATGAGTTTGAGGCAATGGCTCGCACGGAATATGAGCTTAAGACCGGGAACAGTGTTGACCTTTATGGCTTGATCTATCACCCGGGACTGGAATTCGCGCATGCCAGTCCAGATGGACTGATTGGCACAGATGGAGCGATTGAAATCAAATGCCCCAGGTCCAACACGCACCTGGAGTGGATGCTGGCAGGCGAGGTTCCCGAAGAGCATCGCGATCAATGTTATTGGGTCATGGCTTGTACTGAGCGGTCATACTGCGATTTCGTCAGCTTCGATCCCCGCATGCCAGAAGACTTGCAGCTATTCGTAAGGCCTCTCGACCGGGACGAAGAGCGCATTCGTCAGCTTGCCGAAGGAGCAATTCAGTTCAATTTTGAGGTTGAATGCGCCTTGACCGCTCTCGGTCTCGATCCGAAGTACTGGAAGCGCGAAGAAGAATTCATTCCGGCAAGCGGTGAAGACTATATCAATCAGCTTGCCAGTTCAATTGCAGGGGAGATCATTCCATGACACCAAAGCCATACCAAACGCCAGAGTTTGCCTGGATCGTCCAGACAGGTTGCCAGACGGTCATCTACTGCCCAAAGTGCTGCTCGCCCGTTGTGGACCATCCTGCGGCCATACAAGGGCATAAGGAACGCGTGCATCCGGGGCGGAGCGATGATCGCTAAACTGCTGGCGCTCGTTAACCCGTGGCATCTATGCCGCTATGATTCGATCTATGGCAAGTACTTCACCCGTTCCGGCGCTCATCTTCTATTGCGATGCCGCTGCGGAAAACCGAAAGAGGTTGAGGCGAAATGAAACAGCAATGGCCGAAGCGCGACCCTATCAACGGCAGGATGCTCTGCGAGAACTGCTACAACTGCATGCACCACATCAAAGAAGCTATTACCGGGCGCAAGATCAGCAATTGCAATGCCGGAGGATGCGAGTGCATCTGCCTGGAGCTGAATGCGGAAGTTGTTCCGAAAAAGACGAAGTTCAGGCGGATGCCGAGCCATGAAGCCTTAGAAGGTATGTGCAAGGCGTTCGGAGCAATCGAGATCAAATGACGCGCACACTCCTGATCTGGCCCAGTGGACGTCAGCGCAAGAACTGCTACTGGAACGAGCGCACGCAGGCTTGGTATGCAGTGCATAAGGGCGTCTGGTACCACGTGGCTACCCTGGGCACGATCGAGCGCCACTGGGTTCAGGTAGTGCGCGATGTGCCGGAAGAATGATATACTGTTTTAGTCTTGGACTGATCCCCAAGATGCCTCGTCCTGAAAAGGTTCGGGGTCGGCTCCCAAAAGCTGGCCCCATCCACCTTCAGTGCAAGGCAAGATTTTCAGGACAATTTCACACGCCAAATGCTTTCTTTGACGCGACGGGATTCGTCCGCAATGGAGAATTTCATGGAGAAGGTATTTCCGATTTATCAGAAGTTTTCACCTAGCGACGCGGACCTTATCAAGTGGGCGCTAGTCAACGTAGCTCAAGAAAGAGCTTTGCAGCCAGCAGAAATAGAGCTTCTCCTCAGGATGCACACGATTTCCTGCCAGATATCCTGCGAGGACGAATGATAGCTTCTAAATCTCCTGCATTTCAATTTTATGCTGCCGATTATCTGGCCGATGAAAATGTACAGCTTATGACTCTTGAAGAAGAGGGTGCGTATATTCGAGCCTTAGCTTATTGCTGGAGAGAAGGAAGTATTCCCTCTGATCCCGAAAAGCTATCCAGACTTCTTAAAAATTGTTCGAACCAAGCTTCAACGGTGGTTCGCAATTGCTTCAACCAATGTTCGAACGATGGTTCACGTTTGGTACATCCTCGTTTAGAAATTGAAAGAGAAAAACAGCGTATTTGGAAGGAGAAATCCTCTGAAGCTGGTAAGAGGTCTGGTAAGTCTAGGAGAAATAACAAGATAAAATCTGAACCAACCTTCAACCAACCTTCAACCAACCTTGGTGATTTGGTTGAACCAAAATCGAACTCTTCTTTTGCTTCTTCTTCTTCTAAAGAAAAACATATATCTAATTCTAAATTGCTCGAACAGGCAAACGCGGTCTATGAAGCTTACCCGAAGCATGTGGGGAAGACAGATGCATTGCGGGCAATCGTCAAAGCGCTCAAGAAAATTCCTTTTGGAGAGCTTCTTCCAAGAGTTGAAAAATATAAGAAGCAAGTCTTCGATGAAAACAAGGAAGAGCAGTACGTGCCCTATCCTGCGACTTGGTTCAATAAGGAAAGATATAACGACGAGGGCTTAATCCCAAAGCCTCCTGTAGTCTGGCATGAGGTAAGCGGAGCGGAATACTGGGCAGATGTGCCTTCTGTCATGCAATTCATCGACAAAGAGGCAACCCATTGAACCTCACCCAGGATTTGATCGAGCACTACTACCGCACCCGGCTTGATGGGCACAAGATTCACCACTCAAAGGGATTTGACTGGCGTTCGCAATGCGCGATTCATGGCGGAGACAACCCCAACTCCCTGAAAGTCGATACTTCAACGGGCCAGTTCAAGTGCTTTGCATGCGGAGCTGGGGGAAAGAATCTTTTCGCCTTCGAGCAGGAGATGCTCAAGCGCGAAAGAGGCGTCGTCCCCGAGTTCGGGATCGTCAAAGAATCGATTTCCGCGATACTTGGGACTCCGCTGCTCGAACGCATTCACCCTGAAGTCCCCGCTCAGGCCAAAGGCGGATGGGACCGCTCGAAAGCTCAAGCCCGGTATCTCTATGCGGACGAGCTGGGCGAAGAGCAGTTTTCCGTATGGCGTTTTCGGTACAACGATGGCCGTAAAGTTACCCCTCCAGACTTCCCATGCCGCTGCAAAGGCTCAGATGCTTGTGAGAACCTCTGCCAGAATGGCCGCTGCTGGGGCGCTATGGGGGTAAGGCGCGTCTTGTATCGTCTGGCTGATGTCATACAGTCATCCCTAGTCTTCGTGGTCGAGGGAGAGCGCAATGCGGACGATTTGTCGCGAGCGCTGGCGCAGCACATCAAAAATGCGGGCGGATTCAAGTTTGGCGCGTTGATTTTAGACCGCGTGGCAGTTACCACGAATTCGGGCGGTGCGCTGGCCTGGAAGAAGGAATTTGGCTATGGGAAGTTCTTTCAGGGGAAAGTCGTCATAAAGCTGGGCGACAATGATGGTCCCGGACGGCAGCACGACGAAGATGCTTGTACGGATATAGCTTCCTATGCCCTGAAGCTTTTCAAACTAGCGCTCCCGGTAGCCGAGGGACAAGATATTAGCGATTATCTTGCCGGACACGAGTTTTCAGAGTTCATCAAGCTTCTGCCGGGCTGCATTCCCTGGACTCTGCCGCAGCCAAAATTCAGTATCGTCAACGGAAATGAGTTGGCTGAGCGCACATTGCTGGTCCGCCCCTCGGAATTGCGGGGGCATCTGGAAAACGGCGGAAACTGGATTGTGCCTGGATTCATAGAGCGCGATACCAGGGGTCTGGTAGTCGCTCCGCCAAAGACGGGGAAAAGCCTGTTATTCCTCGAGCTGGCGCTCTGCATCAGCACCGGGCAAAGCTTTCTGTGCATGGGCAGGCCAATATCTCCAGTGCGTGTTGCCATTATCAGCCGCGAAGATGGGCCCGTGATGGTAAAGCGCCGCCTTAATCAACTGGCCGCAGGGCATGGATTGCAGGAGAGCGACATCGACCGCAACATCTTCGTCAACACCATCGAACAGTCGAGCCGCTTCCGCATCGACAACCAAAAGGACCTTGATGAAATGGCTAAATGGCTAAAAATGAGTTCTATAGAGTTCACAGTGATCGACGTTTTAAACAAGATTCATTCTCGGGAAGAAAATTCTTCAACGGATATGACTCCGGTCATGGGCAAGTTCGATGAACTGGCGCAGCAATCCGGCTCCCAGATTTGCGTGATCCACCATACGAACAAGGCTGGTGGGGTAAAGGGTTCCACTTCCATCGAGGCATGGGCTGACTATGTGTTCCGGCTTGAAGCCGATACTTCCGATGAAAGCATCAAGACTTTGTTCGTAAAGACAAAATCGACCGGGCAGATCATGCCGCGATCGATGAAGTATACCCAGAATCAGGAACAGACAATTTCAAGAATCAACTTAATCGAAAGAGGTTAACTATGTGCCAAGTATTTGTGGAGTGGGAATTTTTGCAGCATATGTTCAAGAGCAGGGTGAAATATCTTGAAAGCAGAGGAATCGATAATGATCTGAATGCTCTTTATCAAAATCTTTATATCCAGAACATCCATTGGCTTCGAGAGCATGAAAATAATTGCAGCCTATGCGATTCTCCGTTCTAAATCTTCCCCACCATGCGGAGCCAGCCGCCGCCAATCCGGCAGCACATGCACTTGCCGGGCTTGTCCCCATCTTTGGCGGCTTGCGGAGTGGAGCAGTTCAGGCACTTCCAGACAATCATGGTCATTTGGCAGTCCGACATGCTGCGCAAACCCAAATCCTTGCCACTTGGCTACTGTGTTTTACGCGATAGACGCCTACGGTTGGCTCCATACATCCTTGGCACACGTAATTTCCCACGTAGCCGCCATTCCCGAAGGGCATTGTGGCCTCGGGACATCTGACTGCGGACCAGCGTCTGGTTGGACCGCCATTCCACATGGAAATTGGCTCTGCGTGGATGCGGACAATACCGGGATTCGTTTCGAACATAGGACTCTCCAATTCAGTTATAGCGGCAAGCTCTCGATAGCGCTGGGATGTTGGATCACATAGAGCGCCAGCTCGACGCGGTTGCGGCATTGGGTGACTTTGTAGAGCAAGCGGCAGTAATTTTTGACTGTCTGCTCAGTGGTGCCGAGATGTTCGGCTATTTCCCGGTTTTTCCAGCCTTTTGCGAGTAATTCCAGGGTTTTCTTGTGGCGTCTGCTCATATCTTCCATCCAATCCGCAAATTGGCCAATAATGCTTTGTCGTCTTCATTTAGCCATAAGTAGAATGCAAGTTCCATGTCAGCTTGTTCAGGTTTGATTTCTTCAACAGGTATCGTTTTTCCTGTCACATACCAGTTCTCATATTTTGTGCGCCAGTTCATTTGCTGCTCCCAGTTGGATGAAAGACGATGGTTGGCGGATGAGTTGTTGCCGGAGTTGGCACAGACCGCCGCGCGTAGACAACCAGATTGTGAACATCAGCTTCGCCGTCCAGCGCGATGTCGAGGATCATGGCTGTGCGCGCCATCTTGCGATGATGATGGTTCCAGAGATAAGCGCTCCCGGCCTGAATTCCAGCGCTGACCGCCAGACTGTATCCCACCATTCCCCAGGTAGAGCTTGCCAGCGCTTTGGGCAACTGCTCTTCGTGCATGCAGCGGCAGGAATCGTGGAGATTCACGGAAGTGGTGATGGCGTCTCCCAGCCGTACTCCAAGGTCAGCGATAGCCAGCTTGCGGTTGAAGCTATTCGCGTAGAAGCCTTTGCGTAAGGCCGGAACAGGCCGCTGTAGCGATTTGACTGCCGCAGTGGGCACCGGAGACTCGGGAAGGTCCTCCGCGCTTGCCTTGAGGCCGCAGAAGAGAATTGCCAAGATGATGATGCTTGCTTCTAACCAATGCAGTAGAGAGATGCCGTCAGTATTCGATTGCTTGCTCATGATTTTCCTCGCTCAGAACTAGAAGTTCGATCAAATCTAACGCCAAGCTCATGCGCCCGCGTTGATATGAGTCAAGAAAGAACACATTTTTCCGGTTTATATCTTCGACTATGCTTTTGAGATATTCTTTTGTGATTTTCATGGCTACGCTGCTTTCATAAGTTCGATAAGTTTGTCGGCGAATGAAATGTAGGCAGTATCCCTGACAGCCCAGGCAGCAGCCCCGGCAGCAGCCCCGGCAGCATCCCCGGCAGCCCTGGCAGCCCTGGCAGCATCCTCGGCAGCAGCCCCGGCAGCATCCTCGGCAGCCCTGGCAGCAGCCCCGGCAGCATCCTCGGCAGCCCTGGCAGCAGCCCCGGCAGCATCCTCGGCAGCATCCCACTCTTCCGGGCTGGGATTATCATTTGCAGCTTTTCTTACATACAAATCGGAGACTGCTTGAATGGCAGCACGCTCATTGTCTTTCTGTGCAAAACGGATTACTCCATGTACGCCATCGGTGAGCACCCAGATCAGGAAGTGATCGACTATATGCGATAAATCGCTTCCTGGTTTAGGCGCGGAAACGAAACGCAAAGGCCAGTCCAGAGCTAGCTCTTGAGGAAGATTCTCGAAGATGCAATCTTCCAGATATCCCAGTGAAAGCGGAAAGTCCCACTCTTTCACGATGGCATTGTGGTCTGCAGTATGCAGCGAACAGCCGATCGCGCAACCTCTGAATACGCCATCGTCATCTTTTTCCCAGTATTGGCCTTTAACGATCTCATCCGCTGCGCGATGAGCTTTGATGCGAGCAATGTAGAAATCCTTGACTTCCTGCTTGCCGTGAAATGCTTTCATCCTGTCCTCACTTCCGGTGTACTCCTGTAGCTGCTAGTCGTCATTTCTGAGCATGGAGTCGGCAAAGAATCCTGCCTTATTCGCTCCTCGTCGGCAGCATCCATCGATTAGCAGCTACAGCAATACATCATCAAAGCGGAATCTCTACACAGCCAAGCCTTACTTTTGCCAGCTCACGAGGTATTGCATGTTGCTTGTTCAGGGGGAAATTCCTGCCGCGCCTATGGCAGCATGCGCAAACTACTGCATCAGGCCTTGGAATGCCACACAATTTGCCTCGCATACTATCGATAGATATCCATTGGCCACAATTCGTAATTGCGCTCATTCTTGGAGATTGGAGCCTAATCAAATATTCTCCGCGAGGCTCACATGTCCACCATTTCAAACGAACATAATTTACTTTATGAATGAGGGCATTATTTTTCCCGGTTCCATAGACATATGGCTTACGTGGAGAGACTATCTGAACCTCATTCTCCTCGATTCCCCATCGAGGAGCAGTAATTTCAGGATAAGTCGCCGTTTGGCTCATATTCCCTCTCTCTCCGAGCGCTTCAACCTTGGATCGCTTTCATAGCATCTGCGGCAGCAATAAGTGCGTTCACCTACTTCAAAGTGACCATTCTTGCGGATATATGGACAACCGCAGCTATAGCAGATATCCCTTCGTTCATCTAAAATCTTTTGCCGTTTTGTCATAGCTTCCCTTCTGCTTTGGCGATAGCAGCTTCTAATAATTTGAACTTTTCGGTCCTAAAGCTGACATGGGCATATCCTCCATGAAAATCAACGGAACCCGCATATACAGCTTTGACGGCTTCAAGCAGATCAGGCGCGGCAGATATAAGGCGTGCAATCTGTATCGCTGTGAGAACTTGTGTCATTTTCTTTCCTCCTATGTGTGCCCGGTGCGGGCGAGTGGTTACTGTTTATCCAGCCGCGTTGATATTAAAGCCTCAAGTTGCTTCTTTAGCTCATTTTGCCGAGGTGAGCTAGGAAAAGCACGAAGCGCTTTATTGTGAAGTTTCATTTCTTCAAAAGTCTGTCCATATTTGGCTACGCATTCTGCATCGCTCATATTGTTTCTCCTATCGAACACAGGCATCATGGCAGGCGGGGATAGGGATGTCTATAGAACAGTAGTAACTTTTCGATGCACAATGGTAATCGACTTTGGGGAGGGATTTGAAGCGATGAGGGAAGTTTTTGTGGGTGGCATAAGCTGCCAAGCTTCGGAAAGAGTTTCTAGAATAGATTCATTGCAAACCACCCACAAAATAATTCTTGCACGATTTCCTGATTTCGTCTATTCTGAGCTTGCCAAATTTCGGAAATCGAGCTTCCAAACACCTGAAACTCATTTCCCAAACTAGACAAAGCTGGCGAGCCAATGAGAATTGCTACTTAAAGGGTCGCTCGGGACTGTTGGCAGTGCAATTTGCACACGAGTCCAACTGTAGGCGCATACGCCTTCTAAACTTCTCGTTACAGGGGATTGGCTTCTGTGGGAGTCATGCACAAAGGTGAGAAAAGTATGTTTGTACGCCGGGGGCTCTGCTTATACCGGAGTATGTACAAAAAGGTCATTCACCCTGATCTTTTTGTGTCCGAAAGATGCTAACCCGGTATATGAAATAGATTCTAAAGACTTTGAATCTAGTACTTAAATGCGGAGGAACTGTTTTGGATGCGGAAAATAAAAGATCGTGGCTCGATTTGCATCCAAATGAGTTATTTGGGTTTGCATCTAGAAAATTCTTCGCTTATTGGCGCAAAAGAAATTATGGGAAATGCAAAAAATGGTCTGTAAGATTGGCACATGCAGCGTTAACGCTTTATCCAGAATTGCGGGAAGAAAACTCTTTAAATCGCTATTTTGTCGCAAAGCTTGGACGCGAACAAGGATTTAGCGGTGCGCAATTAACTGAATTCGTAGAAAAGGCATATAAAAGTGGTTTGGCAGAATTTGCCATTAAAGCTGGATTGTCGCACGGTCCCAGAAAATATGAATAAGTGCATGTAGAACGTCTACACCACTACATCTTGTGTCTTGACACGCAGGTATATGCTCGAACGCAGAGAGAGACAAGCGCACTTGCTTAGTCGATACGCCGCGCTCGGCATATACCCACACGTCAAATCCAAATCAATCCGCTGCCTGAAGCAGAAACCAGTTGACAAACCCAAATTCATCAATTCTCTTGACATAGATCAATTCGCATGAAACGATCACGAAGAGTTAGGGTTCCGAGCGCCCATACGCTCGAATTCCTGTACGACCAAGACATAAATGTCGAACAATAAACGCATTATAAATCTCACTCGCGGCTATTCGATGAAGTTCAAGCAAGCATTGCATGCTATCGAACAGTGCGCAGCATCTTGGGTTGAATATGGAGTTTCTATTCGCGATCTAAGCCTTCAGGAATCAATCGAAGCACGCAATAAGCAATCAAAGGAAAGAGAGCCATTGCCGCTTTCAGAGATTCCCGGAATCAAATTCGATCCTCCGGCAAATGCGTTGAATTCAAACAGGCAATCCAGCTTACTAGCTTATGAGGCTGGTAAATTTGCTGCGATGGGTGCTTAAATGCCCGCGGGAAGGCCTTCAACATATACAGAAGAATTAGCATCGCGCATTTGCTCCCGTATTGCTACATCTTCAGATGGCCTGAAAATAATTTGCTTGGAAGATGGAATGCCTGAACCTTCTACGGTTTATCTATGGATGTTTCGCCATCAGGAATTCTCGGACCGATACGCGCGAGCTAGGCAAGATCAAGCGCAACTCCTTGCAGATCAGATAGTTGACATTGCAGATCAAACGCAGTTAGGCGAGATTGTAACGTTCAA